ATTGTCCAGTCTGAACTTGATGATATTCCTGTTGCAACATACATTTTTTTATTTGTTGTATCTATAAATATATCTCCAACTTTGGTTGGTGTTGTTGAAGGAGCAGAAGTTCCTGTTGATATTACAGGGGCTGTAGCTACTTCCGTATCCACATAAGCCTTAATAGATTGTTGAGTTGCTAGGGCATTTTCATCATCTGAAGTCATAGCATCTTCATCAAGAATTGTGTCTACTCCGACTGTAGTCGTGTCCCCTAGATAAAACATTCCGTTTTTCAAAATAGTCAGAGCGTTTGAGGCAGAAAGTCCTGTGCCAGTTCCATTACCTAAAACAAACAAATTGTCTGTAGTTACCCACGAAGTTGGACTGCCTGTTCCAATTATATTATACCTTCCTGCTACGTGCTCTACGTATGATTGGGCTTCTGTGTACGACCCCTCGGAATGGGAGGCTAGCCCACTTGAGATTGTTAGAGACCCCTCGGAATGGGAAGAATCTCCGCTTGATTCTGTGTAATTCCCCTCGGAATGGGAAGAATCTCCGCTTGATTTTGTGCGATACCCCTTGGCATGGGAGAAATCCCCACTTGAGATTGTTAGAGACCCCTCGGAATGGGAGGAATATCCATTTGCAAGTGTGCAAAACCCCTCTGCACTTTGACCAGCTGTTGCTGTCCCCGTATTCCCCTTTGCTAGATATACTGTAACATCGGCATTACTATATGTTACTGTTGTTTTTAACGCAGTTGTTGAGTTGTAATCAACTGCAGTTACGGCTAATTCCTTCAAAATAATATCAAAACTAGAATTAAGATACTCCAATGCTCCCGTCGTGATATTAGAGGTTCGGTCTCCGTCAATAGTGAAGCTTTGGGAGACATCTGTTTCGACTTTGAAGAAATAGCCTGCTTTGTTATATTGACCTAATGCAGTTGAATGGCTTCCATCTGCAAGGGATAGGGAGTAATTAAGTTTTGCCAGGCTCGTGTCACCTGTTACCGTTAAAGCATCAGTAAGTGTTTTCTCACCTGCAATAGACTGATCTCCAGAAGTATAAACTATATCCGTCGTATCACTCAAATCTGTAGATGCCAACCCGTCTACATAAGTTTTTACAGATGATTGTGTAGGAACTTTTGTTACAGAATCTGAAACTAAATCAGTCTCATTGAGAACCCACAAAGCAGTACTTACATCTGCCGTGTCATAATACATAATATTTGCAGTATCGGATAAATCTGTACTGGCAGGAGTAACCCAAGTCCCATCACCTCTCCAATAAGTTGTAGCACCTGCATTTGTTCCAGCGTTAAGATTTGCAACTGGCAAATCCCCTGTAACCTCTGAATCAAGATGAATTAAATTCATAGTAAGAACTTGGTCAGTAAAAGATAAGTAATCATATATCCCTGCTAACGTTACATCACCAGTATTCGTATTTGAATTTATACCTGTAATATCTGCTGTATATGCTATTGTTCCTGTTTCAGCCTGCAATGTAGCTGTATAATCAGTTGCATTATCATTTACAGAAGCAATTGCGGTAGTTCCTGTTGACGAGCCTTTTACCGCTAATTTTGAATTGTCAAAAGTTTTTAATCCTGTTATAGATTGCACAGAAGCAAGAACCACATCTCCGTCATTAGTTGTATATCCTGCTCCGTTTGTAATTGCATTATTGTTTAGCGATATATCGGCACTACCGTTAAAAGATACTCCAGCAATATTTCTTGACGTCTTTAATGTTTCTGCCGTTGTTGCATCTCCTGAAGTGCAAATTGTATTATCTCCAGTGTTCGCCCCTGAAATTGAAGATGCGCCTGCTCCTAATGTCAAAACAGATGTATTTGCAACATCTCCTGTCAGCCCTACAGTTCCTGTATCTACTATTATTGCAGTTGTCAACGTTGCATTTGTTACTGTATCTGCATTTCCAGCAGTAGCTGATTTCCCCGTTGAATCCTGATTTAATGGAAAATCTGACGTATAGACAATGCTTGCGGTATCTGTAAGATCTGTAGATGCAAGAGTTGTTGACTCCCAGTCTGTACCGTCTCCTCTCAAAACATTTCCTGCCGTTGGCGTACTTGTATTAACATCAGATAAATCAGACAATTCGGTTACTGCAGATGATGCTAATGTTTCCAGGGCATTTTTAACTGTATCTCCTGTAACACTAGAATCATTATCCAATAAGCTGGCTTTCCTGTAAATATTAGCTGTACCAGAAAGAGTTCCTGCTATCAAAAAATCTATGCCGTTAATAATTGTCGGTATAGCTCCACAATTAACATTCCCGATAGCTATTATACTGGAAAGGGCATTAGGATTAGAAGTAGTTGCGTTGGAGTTACTTAAATCTATTGCTAGTGTTCCATTGGTATTTATTACCTGTGAATTTACAATTGCTACTGCACCACTATTAGTAACAATAGCATATTTTGATGCATTGGCAGATTGAATTTTAGATCCAAATAATGTGACTAAACCACTATTCACAACAACAGCGTGAGAATCTCCATTTGCTGTAATAGAGGCATTTGTCATATTAAGCACACCACTACCATTATATGTAACCGCATCAACATCAGCTTCAGCAACAACTACACTGAAGATATTACTAGTAACATTGGAAGATGCACCGAATACTACTTTGCTTGTAGAATAACATTCAAAAATATTACATGTTCCATCAATTGTTAAAGTTTTCCCTACCCCACTAAATATGATTCCTTTAATTGAATATACATTACCAGGCCCAAGGAAAGTTACATCACCTGAAATAGTTACTTGATTTAGACCATTATTGATTAAAGATACACCTGCAGGAACTACAACATCTTCCGTATAGGTTGCACTCATAACACTAATAATCATTTTAGTTGAAGCTACTGCTATAGCTTCAGTTATGGTTTTAAACGGTTTTGTTATACTTCCGTCGGACGTATAACTATCCACCCTATTACCATCAACATATAATATTTTAGATAAAACAAACACATCATCTATAGTATCAAGAGCTTTTTGAACATTGTCATCAGATGCAGATAATACACCACCAAAATTAGTTACATCAGTTCCTGTGCTTGACGCTCCAGAAGAACTTGGATCTGTTCCGTAAGAATCCCTCTGATCTTCTAATATTCTATCATTGTATAGTTTTGAAGATACTGCATATATCGTAGATAATGAACATAAAACTAACACTATAAATAATATTTTTTTCATTTGTTTTCCTTTTTTTATTCGTTAATTGGTTGATATGTAGCAGTAACTCTATCTGCCCATTTCGCTAAAACATACTCATAATAGACATTAGTCCCACTCTGATCAATTCTCTTAATAAACACATCGCCGCTCCCGGACTTATATCTGAAATAAATAACATCAGTAGTTGTTGTATCATCTATCTCATACGTTGCCATCGCATTAGCCATAAATTGATTAGCTTGAAGTCTCATAAAATCCTCTTGAGACATTGAATCATATAGCATTTGTCCAAAAACAACGGAAACAGTTATTAAAAATATTATTACTCCTGCCATTAAATTATTCTTGATTGTTTTCATTTTTACTACTCCTTTTTTATTTTATATTATTACTTGATTTGGATTAATCCAATTTATACCGCTCCAAAATAAACGGTATGTACTAAATGCAACAGATGATGTTTGATTTCCACTAACCCCATTTATCGTTTTTCCATTAGGATTATACGTTTTTACATTTCCATCTGTATTTACAAGTTCAAGTTCTACAATATCATCTACTGCCGGTATTGGTAGTGCTAGTGTAATAGTTCCAGACAAAAATACAAGTGTTTTCTGGGAAGAAAATAATAAAGTACTCGTTACAGCTATGTTCTGTCTTTCTGTTACTGCGGAAAAGTACCTTGCATCACTTTCAGTCTTTGTATAATAGTTGGAAGGAACAATGGGAGCTACAGCACCACTATCATCCTGTCTATTATTACAATAAAACCCAAAAAGAATCCTGAAGATTAAATCACCTGAAACACTCTCAAAACCTAACAACTCAAAATTGGTGTTTTTTAAAACAGCATCGGTTCCTAGTGCTGTCTGTAAAGATAAAGTGTCTGCATCTAAAGGAATACTAAACTGCCCTTGTCCAGCATCTGCTGTTCCTCCATTCCAGTCCCCTGCTTGATTTATATCTGCATTTTCTGTTTTTAAAAACAAATCAGAAGCAGAATCAAAATCATCATCTATGCTTGCTGAAAAAGTGCTTAAAGAAGATAATACTGTATAAGGTGTATTTTCTTCATCAGATACTAATTGAAGAAGAACTATAGGTTTTTCTCTAAAAGTAACATGAGGAGTGTCCTCCTCCTGTAAAATATATCCATTATTATCTTGTAATGTGTTGCTTAATACATTGTAGTATAATGTAATAGCTCTTTTCGACATTGTAATCTCCTTTATTTAACAGATTTAGGTAATTTTAATGAGCCCCAGGTTCGCGAAAAATAAATATCAAAAGGAAGAAGCACTGCATCTTTTGTTTGATCATCGAAAAAATAACCATTTCCATCTAATTTATGAGGATCTGATACATTTGATTCATCATTATTAAAAGGTTGTTGTGCTATATCAATATAACCCATATCTTGAACTTTTGCAATCCAATTATTTTTATTTTGTTCAATTTCATAAATAACCTCCCAGTACTCTTTACCTTTAGTTGATTCTTTTATTGTAGGTGCTATTTTTTTCATCTTCGCTGTTTTTGCAGGAAATGCTATTCCTGCAATTTGTTCTTGTATTAAATTTACTGTATTTATAAACTTAGAAATAATTGAAGAGTTAAAATCACTTAAACGATAGTTTTTTGTTATTACTATAACTAGATTAGTTTCATTTTTCATTAAAGGAGGGTCAAATGGATAATAAGCTGAATTTTGTATATCCTCTGTAGGAGTTCCTTGAGAATCTCCTGAATCATACGAAAGAATAGCAGGCACTTCATATTGTTGAGAAGTAAACTGAATAATGTCATCATCATTCCAAGGACTACTTGAAGTTGAAAACCTCCTCCTTCTGTATTTTTGTTTTTGTATATTACATCAACATCCCAAAGAAATCGGTTGTTTTCTTGTACTTTTGGAGTAACAGATTCACAACGAACAGTTATATCACCAAGATAAGTATCATCTACTTTAGGAATACTTTCATGTTCTATAATATAATAAGGATCAGTAGTTATATTATCTGTTTTTACAAGAAATTGACGAGAATACTCTTTTCCTTCCCTATTACTAACAGCACGTCTTCCTTTAATTTTTTCATTTACAGTAATAACAGCCATCTTGTCTCCTTAAAATTTTGCAGGTGTTGGTATTGCATTTCCTCTAGTTTGTAAGAGTAAGGTCATAATCTTTTTTTGTTCTTCATATGCTTTTAACTGCTTTTTTGACAATTGTAAATCTTCTTTTGCAATATCTAGAGCATTGTTGGAAGGCTTATCTCCCATAACTGCTAAATTAGCCTGATATGCTTTTAACGACCCTTCTAAATTAGCCCCTGCATAATCAAGATCTGCAATTGAGTTGGTTTCTTTTTCCTTTTCTGCTTTGTACTTTGGAACCGTAATACTGAAGTCCTTAGTTTTATTAAAAAACTTTTCTAATGAATCTCCCCAAGGTGTGTCTTTCTTGTCTCCTAAAATATCATTCCATTGTTTGTTAAAATCAAAAGCAGTGCCTATTCCATTTGCTATAGCTAGTCCACTTTTAAGAGGGCCTAAAAAGCCTTCTGAAAACCCCTGGAACATATCTGTGCCAGTTATGACTCCTTTTATATCACTAGCTGTCTTTTTTAGTTTCTCCTCATTAAGAAACCCTTCTACGAGAAGGTCCTCAAAAGACATTTTTCCTGAAATAACTTTCTTTACATTTTCCCATCCTTTCAATAAAGGTTCCCACCATCTCAACAAATATACTGCTATTTCCGTAAATATGCCTACAAAAGAATTTTTAATTTCTGTTAATCCTTCCATTATTGTTTTATTACTAAAAATTTTCTTCAAAACATCTCCTAAATAAATTGCTAGAGAAAGAAGAGCATTAAATATTCCAATAAAATAAGAAACAGCTACTACAGCTGACTGAATAGAAACAACAACATTTGTCATAAGAATTAAAGCAAATAATCTAGCATAGTCTACTAATGACATAAGAACATCTTGCACAAAATTAGCCAGCACATAGATCATTTGAAGAGCAGTTTCTACAGTAGCATCTCTCCAAGACCATTGAAAAGAATTTGCTCCATCTGTCAATTTTAGTAATGCCAAACCTGCAAGAGCAAATCCTATCGCCAATGCGCCAACAATCAACATGGCGGTGGTAAGGTAAGGCAAAAGAACTGCAAATCCTCCAACAAAAACTGCTTTAATTGAAGTCCAAAAAAACAGCACAACTCCTGATAGTACTATTAACGCTACGAAGGCGGCGGCCAGTGCAATCGCCCCGATTATCACCAGCTTAATTGTGGCAGGGATTTTATTTACAGTTCTTACTACTATTATCATCGCTAACAACATTTCTTGTAATATAGGAAGAACTGGTGCAAAGGTTGTTCCCATGGCTATTTTTAAATTGTCCCATAATGTGGATAATCTTCCAATAAAAGTCATTGAAGCCTTTTCCATCATTTTATGAAATCTTCCACCTACTTCTGTCATTTTTTCCATTGCTTTTATTACATCATTAAAAGTAATCTTTCCTTGTTCTTTCATTTTCATTATTTCTTGTGTTGTCTTCTTCATAGAATCTGCAAGAGCAGTTATTAAAGGAACACCTGCTACAGCAAAATCACGTAATTCTCTTCCTGTTAATTTTCCTTGCGTTTTCACCTGCATTAAGTTAAGAGCAAGTCTTGCTAGTATATTAGAATCACCCCGAGATATATCTCCTAGTATTGCTAGGCTAGCCGTAGCATTATCTGCAGACATTCCTACTCCTATAAGCATCGAGGCATTTTTTGCCAAGTCTGCAGTAAGTAATGGTGTTACAGAAGCAAAATTCATTAATTCTTTGTAATACTTAATTCCTTTATCTCTTCCACCAAGAAAAACCTCAAACTGTGTTTCCATTTTCTGTATCTCGGCGGCTTCTCGAACACCCCATCCTACAAAAGCGGCAGTAGGTAAAACAAAAGCGGCAGTTATCATTCTTCCAGCAAACATAGCCTCTCTTCCTAGAAGATTAGTTCTATGTCCCATAGTATTCATTGATTGATTAAACTGTTTATCGTTTGCTTTAACATCAATGAATAGTGTGCCTAATGAATTTAATAACCCTCCAAACATACCTACTCCTTCTTTTTTATACTGTTATGTGTATTAGCCCAAGCCATTAACTTTATTTTAATACTTTCCTGCGAAGCTTTATGAGATTTCTCAAAATCTATCATAAAATCTTTCATAGTATATTTTTTACCACCCATTACAGAAGCAATAACATAACATATTAATGCACTTCTAATATCAGCTCTTCTTTCTCCACTTGGATTTGTTCTTTCAAATGCAATCCATTCCGCAAACTCTTTAGCATCTATTTCCTTCTGTGCTTTTTTTACAGACATACCTAACATTCTTGCCAACCTAAACCATTGTCTACGCTCAGGTTGGTTACTTAGTTTTTTTCTATCTCATCTATATCTTCGCTAGTAAGTCCATTTACTTTCGCCGCTTTCTCGAATAAACTATTTATTACCTTGGCAGATTTATTGTTCAACATATCTGCATCATTAATGGTAAAGATAGTTTCGCCTGTTTCCGGATCTACTAGTACAAGAACAAGCAATTTCGCTCTAAGTCCTTTAACCTGTACTTTCTTGCCTATCTGTCTTCCTTGTACTATCATCTCATAGGAATCTCTTTCTGTTCCTGTCAATACTTTAATACCAACATCAGTACCCCATTCAGGAACATTTATTACTTCAAATTTGGATACATCTTGTGCTGATACAATTTTTTCTTTTAAGTTCATTGTTATTTTCCTATTTTTGTTTGTTTAAACACGTTTTAAGCGTGTTTTTTGTATAATGCTAGTTTACATACACCTTTACAGTAAACTAGCAATATAACGACTATTATGCTACTGTAATTATTCCAGTTACTTTAATAGTGACACTAGAGGTCATCTTGTCTTCCAATGGTACTTTTGGAGAATGTTCTGTCATAAACCCAGAAAACGCCCAAGTAGTTGCATCAGGAAATGTTATTGTTATTGTTTCAACTGCAGAATTTATAGGAATTGCTTCACCTGGGTCAAAGCCTATATCTACTTTTAGTTCTCCATTGTCAACCAAATCACCTGGAATAAATGTCTTCCAAGTTGGTGTTCCCATAAAGCTTGTGTCAATAGACACACGAGTTTGGTTTGGAGGAGTTACATCTAAGATTTCTGCTAAGAAACCTGTTGCAAATGCTATCGATGTGCCGGTTCCATTGTCCATTATTTATCTCCTGTTTTGATTTTGTTTACTTGTAACTTTGCTATCTTTTCCTCTGTCTCTTTTGCAATTTTTTCATACTTGCTATTGCTTCCTTTCCTTAAATTAGCACGGACAAGTAGGTTTTGCAATGCACTTAACTTATTTTTCATTATATTTTTTCCTTTTCTATATTAAAATTAGTAACCCATACGTATAAATCACTTTCTTGTCTCTCTAAAAACAGGAAATCACTTGTTCTGTGTATTGAAGTATAATGATACCCTTCTTTATCAAAACGCCCATACTGCTCTAAAAGACAAGCAATACCATAAAGTTTATTATGTGCTGATAAATAGGAAGTACTTCGAACTCTTACCTGCAAAGAATTTCGCTGTGTAGGCTCCAATGACTTATTAGCATAATATCCTGGAACTCTTCCATTTGTATCATAAAGTGTAATGCATTTTGAAGGACTCGTTGGCTCATTTCCTATATAAATACCCCAGTCTAATTGGCTGGCAAAAACACCTTGCCCAAGATTTACTAAAATGTCACTAATATCTTTACTTGTTGGATTCATTTAGGCAGTCCTTTTCCTATTTCCATTACTAAAGTACCTACAATTTGTGATTTTATCTCTCTTTCATTATTATAAACAGCATCTACAAGATACTTTGCTTGTGCTTCAGCATGACCAGGTCCAGTTCTACTTCTTCCTTTGTATGTAATAGAAAGTTCTTTACCGTGTCTTTTATTTAAGTCTTCATGTACAATCATTCCATAGTTGACACCAAAATAACCAACAACTGCCCTAATAACACTTTTCATTTTTGAAGGACCTTGAACACCTCCTGCACTTTTTAATTGTCCAGTATCTACAGGAACCATTTTTTTTGACTTTCTAAGAATAAATAAAGCTATTTTAAGAACAAGTTTTTTAATACCTCTATTACTATTCATAGCCGCCTTTTGAGCATTTCTTGCTATTACATGACCCCCTGTTACTCGAATACTCATAATAACTATTATTCCTTTTTAATTTTAAACTCGCCTCTTACCAGATAGGAAAACAACAAAACCCTAGCAAAAGGCGAATTTAACACTATAAATAGTTTGTTCTTAAATATAAATTACCTTTTAATGTAGGAAGCTTTTCTGCTTTCATTATTTCCCAAGCACTTTCTAAACTTTCAGGATTTGCATTTATATTTACATCTGCAACAGTTCCTTCAAATAAATAACCTCCTTCCTGCACATCCTCTTCCGTGTATACTATTGCCTTAGAAACAGATTGTGTACTTTCTTTTGTAACATATAAAACCTGTTCTCTTTCCCATCGACATCTCATCTGAACACCTGTAGAAAAAGTGTATCCTCCCATCCCATCCGGAACAGGGCTTCCCCAGTACACACATTCTTGTCTTAACATTGTTGATAATATTCTCATAAGGATTTATGTGTTCACAACACCTATAAATTCCATTGAAGCAATATAGCTTTGTGAAGTGTCTTTTCCATTTTTATTAATATCTGATAAAAGTCCAGTAGAGTCAAGCATCATAGCTTGTTGTCCATAAATTGTCACTTGCAAATTAAGTCCTACTTTGTACTGAAAAGACTGTGCAACACTTCCAGCTTTTTCATCAGCAGAACGCATATCACGTATGGCAACAAAATGTGCAGAAAGCCATCGTTCTATAAGTTTTAATGTAACCTCCTCTACAGTAGCATCTTTCACAGCAATACGATCTACTAAATTGTTCGCTGTAGCAATAAATATAGAAATATTTGTAAGCAATGGATCTATTTCTATTACTTCTCTTACTTCTGCGTCTGTTACACGAGTAGCCATTTAATAGATTCCTTTAAACAATGTGTTCAAATTTACTTCCCAACTTATCCACTAAGTTGACAGAAGAAGTAATAATATCATCTTTTCTATATTTTTTGTTATTTTCATCATAATGTAGACCAAAAAGAATTCTATATTTATTCACTTTCTTTTCAACTTTCACTTCTGATGTCTTTGTAGTAGTTTTCTTACGCATTTTTTGTTCTCCTATTTTATTGTTTAAAAAAGAGGGTGCCTTAAAAAAGACACCCTTTTAAAAAACACTACACTATGATAAATGAAGTATTCCTGTATTTCCATCAGCATCTGTTCTGAGGTTTGGAACCTCTATCATCATTGCCTTGAAGTTTGTCGCCATTCCACCTTCAACATCCCAATGGATATTTGTCAAACCTAAACCAACAAGGTTTCTAACTGTGCTTTTTTCCAACTGCACAATGAGAACATTATCTGTAGCAAGGTAATCCAAAGGCTTAATTGCTTCAACTCCACCAAGTTCCATAAGAACAGAACGAAGTGTTTTTGCATATGAAGTGGAATACTGCCTATCAAGCACTTCTTCATATGAAGCAGGAACATATACAGTATAAGGACCATATTTTTTAACATTCCTTAATTTCTGAATTTCCTGCCTTGCCTGTTTAACAATATTAGAAGTGGTTTGTGTAAGCCAACTGGTTCCTAAAGTAGAAGTAATTCTACTTGGAAAATCAGTATACCCATATATAGTGTTTCCACCATATGTGAATGAACTTGAACCATTAATAAGTATATTTTCCAATTTTTCAGCACAACATATACCTGCTTCTTCAGCCTGTGTAGTATCTAATGATCTTCCATTAGCTCTTGCAATTTGCAAGAAACGAGCATTAATTGAAAAATCTTTACTTATGATAGGAATAGGAACTCCTTTCAAGGAGTAAGTATTTCTGTCGTTATTCCCACGTTTTAAACCGTCCATTGAAAGATCAGCACCTTCCAATTGAGTAGCTTCCTGCCATTCAAAAGTAGTTACTGCCATTCCTTTAGGACCCAAAGACTTTGTAAGCCCTTTAGTATGAATATCCGCAACAGCTTTCAACCGAGGTCTGGCCGCCGAAACGAGTGCTTTATCCATTTCTTTCCATCCATCTTTAAGTAGAACACCGTTCGTTCTTAGCTTATTAATTTTAAACTGTACTGATTGCATTTTTGCATATACATCCATTTTTAATCCCTCCTATATTACTTCAACAAGCAAACGAGCAACTGCTGATGTAGTAGTTACGGCTTCAATAGCCTTAAATAAAGGAATACCGGATGCTAATTTGGTCAACGTACCGTCTCCTTCTGATTCCAAATAATCTCCTACAACAATCGTTTGACTGACTGCGAGAATCATATTTGCTCTATCACCTGCACGATATACATCTGCAAGCACATAGTCACCGATAGCATAATCAACATCTATACCATCTCCATTAAGTTCGTTCTCAAACGCGATTAAACGTTGAGCATAAACAGCACCAGCGTCTTCCGGTTTGAATTTACTATTGGCATCTAACTTAATCAAATGTCCTGGTGTGATGGCAACAGAAGCTAGTGCTTCTTCTCGTATAACATCACCTTTTACTTTTATTGTTGCTAATGTTTTAGCCATGCTTACTTTCTCCTATATTAGGTTAATGTTTTTTTATCTGTATCCCACATATCGACAGGCTCGGGTACTTCGCTTTCTTCTGCATTTGTAACAGGTGCTGGATTTGTTCCTTGTCCTGAGAAATCTGCTTCACCAGGTAACATTTTTTCCAAAATGGAAAGCTCATCTACTGTTTTAACAGAAAGTACTTCTTCCGTAAATCCACAGCTTTTATGTTCTACGAGTTTTTTAACAATTTCTTGTTTTTTGTCGCAGTGCATTTTGAAAGCATTTTGAAGAACATCTTGCATTTCTTCAGGAGCTTGTTCAATATACTGTTCTACTGTCGCAGGAGCATCAGGTGCTACGATTACTTCTTTATGGACAGTGACTACTTCCTTTTCAATATTTGCTGTTTTCTCTAGCTTAGAAAAAACATCTTTTTCCATATTGGTTAGAAACTCTTTGTCTGATTCTTCCCATGGCAACTTAGTGTTTGCAATAAGAAGCTGTACTTGTTCTTCTCTGTTCATGTCTATCTCCTTTTTATTGGTTGATATTTTAGGAATATATTCTTTCTTAAGAATTACTTCTGTTGGTTCTCCTTGCAAAGACACTATATCATTTTCATCTATAATATATTGTTGTTTCCAAAACGTGCATTCATCTTCTATGTCTTTTTCAAAAATGACATACTCATTATATAGTTCTGCAATCCAAATCCAAAGATTCTCTATACCTTCATACGTTGCTGCAATAAGTTTTCTCAGTTCGCTTTCTTTTTGATTAAAAGAAATTTCATTTGTTCTTAAATTAAACTTATGTGCATTTTCTTTCCATGACTTTTCAAAATCTTCTTTGTTCGTCTTATTCATTCGACACATCCCTGCTCCATCTTCCCAATTACAAGACGCATTCTCATCCGTTAAAACAGCAATATGATCTGGCCTGAAATTATGAGCAATAGAGCTATATTGTTTATTATTATGAACTCCTTCAATTAATTCTTCTTCTATAAAAAGTCCAGTAGAAACTTCTGTCTGTTCTTTACTTTCAAGCCTAGTTAATATTTCAGGAGCCTTTGAAGCTGTCATTTCTTTATCTAGCCAAATCTCACCTTTTAATTTATTAGACTCAAATCTTGTATTCAACCATATACCTATTTGATATTCCTCTAGCATATCTGGAGTATTTGCTTGTTGAACACTTCCATTCTGTTCAGGGTGCCTATGTGTTACAGGAACACCATTCCAAGACTCAGGAAATGTAGAAAACTCCTCATTCTGATATAATACACCATTCCACACACCTTCAACCATCGCTATAGAAGGAATTACATAATACTCTTTTCCATTAAGAGTCTCTTCTATGACCATATCGGACATAAGATGCTTTAAACTATTAAATTTAAGTTCCATTAATATTACCCCTTTACTTTAAAATAAACAGATAAAGTATATATTACAAGCTCTTTCTGAATATTTTTTTATTTTTCTAATGTTTTCCAATCTTCCATCCAAGGAATCCAGCTACATCTACAATTTGGGTGAAGAGGAATTAAACCTCTTGCTTCCTGTATGGTCATTATCTGTCCTTCCCTCGGAGCACATAAAGCACACACAGTACCATCTTGAGCTGTACTCCATTCAGCCTTAACACCTACTTGAAGAATACCAGCTCCTTCAAATGTATCTAAAGAAGATTCAGCATGTGCTCTAATAATCTCGGTACGAGCAATCATTTTAGCCCTTCTTCTTGAAATACCTATCTGATGATGCATTTGACTAGCAATCACGGAAACACTTGTTCCTTCAACAATTCCTGATGCTAATATTCTTCTCAACTGCTGTTGAGTATATTCGCTAACTCCTTTCAGTTCACTAAATACTCTGGAATACATTAAAGAAACTTTTTGCTGTTGTACAGGAAGAAAAAAAGAATCAATAATATCTTGAGAAAATCCTAATTTATGCAATGCTTTCACTCTTGCCACATTGTAAGCAGTGTCAATATATTTATTGGACCATTTACTTTGTATTCCTGTAAAGTATAAAGAACCTGTTGTTTGTACAAAATCCTGTTCTAGCCTTTCTTCTAACCAATTATCAAAATCAGTAAGAATTATAGCCTGGACAGGAAAAACATATTTACTAATATTGGTTTGGAATGATTTATATTTTTTAAGTAACCAAGGTTTTAATTGTATACCTACTTTAGCCAAACGCCCAGAAGCTTCTGAGGCAAACTTATCTCTTAAAGTTTTTGTTTGTGTAGGGTCTATTTGATTACTATTACATTTTAAGCACATAAAATAAATACTCTTTTATTTTTCATCAAGGGAATCGGTTATTGCTTCTAGTTCCTTCTCGGCTAAATCCATTTCCTCTTCTTCCTTTTTAAAACTTTCCAAAATATCTAAGTCTAATGTATCTATTTCTTCTTGACTAAACCCTAAAACTTTCACTAAATAGAAAGAAGCAGGCATCATCATAGACAATCCTGGTGTTTTAGCATAATTAGCAAGTGCTTTTGTTATTCTTTCAGCTATTTCTACTCTGTCCTTTTTCGTCATAGCATAAACATCATCCCATTTAATTGAATAATCAACGGAAGGTAATACTCCAAGAGAAATAAGTTTGTCTATAAAAGGTTCTAGTATAAAAGGAAGTGCATATTGCTCTCTTCTTTGTGTAACTTTGTCTTGAAAATTCTGCTTATCTGTTCCAGATGCTAATTTTGCTTCTTCACTGCCTGTTAATATTCTTACAGGAATTCTAGTTTCTGTAGAAATCATCTTTAAACAACAATCAATAACTGGAGTAGGATCTTGTATAACACCTTTAAGCTCTTCTGCAGTAATTCCTTGCAATTTCATATAACGAGATAAACCATGCATAAAATTCTCTATCTCTTCATTTAACTCATCTTTACTTTGTGTTAGGTCTGCATCTGAGTCCGCTTTAAAGTTAATTCCTGGAAAAGATTGTTTCCAAACCATTTCTGCACTTGCACCAAGAATTGTTTCTAAATCCTGCAATCTATTAAATATTTTCTTTAACCTAGAAACACCTATAAAAAGATTATCTAATGAGTTATCTGCTAAATGAATTACTCTAGAAGAGTGGTACTTTACTTGTT